AAATAGACGACGTTGTAGAGCACGAAATGATTCATATAGACCAAATGAAGCGAGGTGATTTAGATTACGACGATAAAAACGTTTATTGGAAAGGGAAAAAGTACTCAAGAGCTTCAATGAAAGAAGGTGCTAAAAACCTTCCTTGGGAAAAAGAAGCATACACTAAAACTAAAAAATAATGTGGAAAGTACTACTAGGTCTTTTAAAAGGAGGTGAAGGTAGGAAGTCTGTAGCTGGAGGTTTAGCTTGGGAAATAAGAGAAGCAATTAAAGGGAAAGAATTAGATCCTGAAAAATTAATAGAACTTCAAACCAAGATAAATCTAGCTGAAGCTTCACATCGAACTTTGTTTGTTGCCGGATGGAGACCTTTTATAGGTTGGATATGTGGATTTGCATTAGCTTACAATTTTGTTATTAGAGATTTATTTATATGGATAACAAAAACAACAGATGCTCCACCACCATTACAAATGGAACACTTAATGACAGTACTGCTAGGAATGCTCGGGCTTGGCGGACTAAGAACATACGAGAAAATAAAAGATAAAGTAAAATAATTAAATCAAATCAAATGAAAAAAGTAGAAAGTAAAGAAGTAAGTAAAATTACAGATGAGCAATTAGAAGTAATTACAAAGCACCAAAAAGATTTAAACAAGTCTCTAACTAACATTGGTTTTTTAGAAACGCAAAAACACAGCTTACTACATGAGTATGCTGGCATTGTTGAAGATATCGAAAAGTACAAAAAAGAACTAGAAGATATCTATGGTGCTATCAATATAAACATTGAAGATGGTACTTACACTACTATTGAAAAAGAGTAATGACCAATAACATTATAAGAAAAATAAGTATAGGTTCTGATTATAAAAACGAAGCTATGCACTACGCTGTAGGTCAACAAGTCTACGGCGGTCACACTATCTCTGATATATTATTTCAGGATAAAGACGACTCTTATAATATATATATAAAAAAGCACGATGAAATTCTTCCTTGGAAGAAATTTAATAGCAACATGGCAATATCTGTTGAATACGATTTAGAGTATTAATGAACAGTGTTTATCAGTTCATAATTAAACCTATAGGCAAAAGATACAATAACGAGTTAAGTATTGGTAATAAAAAGCTAATAATTAACTCTAGTATCTCTAGTCATAAGTTTGTTAATAGAGAAGCGGAGATAATTGCCGTACCTTTAGCGTTTGAAACAGAACTCAAGAAAGGTGACAAAGTTATAGTGCATCACAATATATTTAGAAGATACTACAATCAAAAAGGTAAATCTGTAAACAGCGGAAAATATTTCAAAGATGATATGTATTTTGCATCTGAAGATCAGATATACATGAAAAAAGTAGGTGACAACTGGAAGACATTGAAAGAATACTGCTTCGTTAAGCCAGTTGTTGATAAAGATGGTTCTAACTTAAGTAAGCTAAAAGAATGTGTTGGTATAGTAAAATACGGAAACATTGTCTTAGAAGCTCTTAAAATGAATGAAGGTGATTTGGTTGGATTTAAGAAAAACAGAGAGTTTGAGTTTTTAATTGATGACCAGGTTTTATACTGTATGGAACCCAATGACATTTTAATTAAATATGAAAATAAAGGAAACGAAACTGAATATAATCCAAGCTGGGCAAATAGCAGTTGAAGAACTTATAAAGGTAGCAAAAGAAAAGATCGTTGACTCAGAAGATGATATCTCTGCTGACAGACTTAAAAACGCTGCCGCTACAAAGAAACTTGCTATATTTGATGCTTTTGAAATATTAGCTAGAATAGAATCAGAAGAAGATCTTTTAAACGATAAACCAAAAACTAGCGCTATTAAAGCTGAAGAGTTTAAAGGTTTTGCAGAAGGAAGATCTAGATAATGTACAAGCAGGATCTATACTATATAGTAGAAGACCATATAAAGCCAAACGTTCTAAGTAGAATGAATAGGCTTAAGAAATGGGAATACGGATACAATAAAGAGCACGACATAGTTGTCATAAGCAAAACAGGGCAAATAGGAGAAATATATAATATACAAAACCTATTAATAGCTCTTCCGTTAGCTGAAGACGTGTACAAGTGTTCTAAGAAGAAAGAAGAACAACGTTGGAAAGTTTTAGAGTATCCATCTGAATTAAATAAAATAAAAACAGTTTATGATTGGAACGAAAGACCAGTCGAGTTTAAAGAAAAATGGTACGAGTACATTAACAAAGAGTTTGTTCGTCGCGAAGAAGGCTATTGGTTCTATAGTAACGGCGTTCCTACTTATATTACTGGTTCTCAGTACATGTACTTGCAGTGGACTAAAATTGACGTGGGGTCAGCAGATTTTCGAGAATCAAACAGGTTATTCTACATATTCTGGGAGGCTTGTAAATCGGACAGTAGGTGTTACGGAATGTGCTATCTTAAGAACAGACGGTCTGGATTTAGTTTCATGGCATCATCCGACACAGTTAACCAGGCAACAATTTCAAGAGATGCTAGGTTTGGAATACTCTCCAAGTCTGGAGCTGATGCTAAGAAAATGTTCACTGATAAAGTTGTACCCATATCGATCAATTACCCCTTCTTTTTTAAACCAATACAGGACGGAATGGAACGTCCAAAGACGGAATTATCATACAAAGTACCTTCGAAAAGGCTCACGCGTAATTCCATTAAAGAAACAACGGAAGATTTACAGGCGGGTCTTGACACCACAATCGACTGGAAGAACACAGGAGACAACTCCTATGATGGAGAGAAACTCAAGCTCCTCGTCCACGATGAATCGGGTAAATGGGAGAGACCAGACAACATCCTCAACAACTGGAGGGTTACGAAAACAACGTTAAGATTAGGTAGAAAAATAGTAGGTAAGTGCATGATGGGATCTACTTCAAACGCATTAGATAAAGGTGGATCAAATTTTAAAAAACTATACGAGTCTTCGGACGTCACAAAAAGAAACCGCAACGGACAGACTAGCTCAGGATTATATAGTTTGTTCGTACCTATGGAGTGGAATTACGAAGGATACATTGATTCTTATGGAATACCTGTATTCGACACTCCAAAAAAACCAATTAAAGGTATAGATGGTGAAGATATAGATATAGGTGTTATATCACATTGGGAAAACGAAGTAGATGGACTACACGACGACCAAGATGGTTTAAACGAATACTATAGACAGTTCCCAAGAACAGAGAAACACGCTTTTAGAGACGAAGCTAAAGAATCTTTGTTTAATTTAGGTAAAATATACGAGCAAATAGACTATAATGAAGATCTTCGTAATACTAATGTTGTTACACAGGGTAATTTTCAATGGGAAGGTGGGATTAAAGATACTAGAGTATTGTTTGTTCCTAATAAAAACGGCAGGTTTTTAGTTAGTTGGGTTCCTCCAATTGGACTACAGAATAGATACAATATAAAAAACAATATAAAATATCCAGGAAATGAACACTGCGGAGCGTTTGGATGTGATAGTTATGATATATCTGGTACTGTTGACGGTAAGGGTTCTAAAGGATCTTTGCATGGATTAACTAAGTTTTCTATGGAAGACGTACCGCCAAACTTATTTTTTTTAGAATACATATCAAGACCACAAACTGCTGATATATTTTTTGAAGATGTTTTAATGGCTTTAGTATTTTACGGTATGCCTATATTAGCAGAGAACAATAAGCCTAGATTATTATATTATATAAAAAGAAGAGGTTACAGAGGATATTCAATGAATAGACCTGATAGAGTTATGCATAAACTATCAGTAACGGAAAGAGAAATAGGTGGAATACCTAATTCAAGTGAAGATATAAAGCAAGCTCATGCAGCTGCTATTGAAGATTATATAGAAAACTACGTGGGACTAACAACCGACGGATATGGTGATACGTATTTTCAAAGAACATTAGAAGACTGGGCTAAGTTTAATATAAATAACAGAACAAAACACGATGCTTCGATAAGCTCTGGTTTAGCTATAATGGCATGTAATAAACATAGATATTCACCTGTAGCAAAAAGAACGATCTCTAAAGTGTCTTTAGGATTTAGAAAATATAATAATACAGGTGCAAATTCAAAAATAATATAAATAAATGGTCTATACTAACAATAACAGCATCTTTCCAGATCAGGTAGTACCTGAAGAAGAAAAGAAATCATTTGAATATGGTTTAGCTGTTGGAAACGCTATTGAACAAGAGTGGTTTAGAAATAACAGTGGACAAAATAGGTTTTCCTATAATTTCCAAAACTTTAATAGACTTAGGTTGTATGCTAGAGGTGAGCAGCCAATACAGAAGTACAAGGATGAATTATCAAATAATGGTGATTTATCTTATTTAAATTTAGACTGGAAGCCAATACCTGTTTTATCTAAGTTCGTAGACATAGTGGTCAATGGTATGACTGAAAAAGGATACGAATTAAATTCATTTGCTTCTGATCCGTTTGCGTTAAAACAACGTACTGACTTCGCGTCTAATGCTATGCGTGATATAAAAAACAAAGCAGCAATTGATCAATTGTCTCAAGCTACAGGTCAAAACTTTTATGCGTCTACAGATCCAGACAATCTGCCAAGAGATCAAAACGAATTAGATTTATTCATGCAGCTTAATTATAAGCAAAGCATAGAAATAGCAGAGGAGGAGGTTATAAATAATGTGTTAGATGCTAATAAGTTTGACGAAACAAAGAAAAGACTTGCATATGATTTAACGGTGCTAGGTATATCTGCTGTTAAAACTAGTTTTAATTTATCAGAAGGTATAACTATAGATTATGTTAATCCAGCTAATCTAGTTTATTCAGCTACAGATGATCCTAATTTTGAAGATATATATTATGTTGGTGAAATAAAGAGCTTAACACTTCCAGAGATTAAAAAGCTTTTTCCTAATTTAACTAATGAAGAGTTAGAAAAAATACAAAAATATCCTGGTCGTCAAAACTACGCTCAAAGCGATTGGCAAGTTAATAGCGATGTTAATCAACATCAAGTTTTGTTTTTTGAATACAAAACATATCAAGATCAGGTATTTAAAATAAAACAAACAGAACAAGGTTTAGAAAAAACCTTAGAAAAGCAAGATACATTCAATCCTCCACCTAATGATAATTTTGAAAGAGCTTCAAGATCTATAGAGGTCTTATATACAGGAGCTAAAATACTAGGCATGGGAGATACTATGCTAGAGTGGAAGTTGTCGGAAAACATGACAAGACCTTACGGTGATATTACTAGAGTTAATATGAATTATTGTATTTCAGCTCCTAGAATGTACCAAGGTAGAATAGAATCTATAGTTAGTAGAACAACTAGTTTTGCTGATATGATACAATTGACTCATTTAAAACTACAACAAGTTTTAGCTAGATTAGTTCCTGATGGAGTTTATGTTGATGTAGATGGATTAGCTGAGGTTGACTTAGGTAATGGAACTAACTACAATCCAGCAGAAGCATTAAACATGTATTTCCAGACTGGTACTATAGTGGGTAGATCATTAACTCAAGACGGTGAAATGAATCGAGGTAAAGTACCTATTCAAGAACTTCAAAGCTCTTCTGGTATTTCTAAGATTCAAGCTATGATACAAACGTATCAGTATTATCTACAGATGATCCGTGACGTAACAGGATTAAACGAAGCTCGAGACGGAAGTGCTCCTGATAAAAACGCATTAGTTGGTTTGCAAAAACTAGCAGCAGCTAATTCTAACACAGCTACAAGACATATCTTACAATCTTTAATGTATCTAACTATAAGATCTTGTGAAAATGTTAGCTTAAGAGTTAGTGATATGCTTCAATTTCCTTTAACTAAGGCTTCTTTATTAAATAGCATAAATGCGTTTAACACAGCTACTTTAAAAGAAATAGATACGCTATCTATACATGAGTTTGGTATATTTTTAGATTTAGAACCAGATGAGGAGGATAAAGCTCAACTAGAAAAAAGCATACAAATAGCACTACAAGCTGGTAGTATAAAATTAGCAGACGCTATAGATATTAGAGAGATACAAAACATTAAGTTAGCTAACACGCTTTTAAAGTTTAGACAATCAGAAAATGCAGCTGAAGAAAGAGCGGCTCAAATGGAAAACATACAAGCTCAAGCTCAAGCCAATGCTGAGTCTGCTGAAAAAGCTGCAGCTGCTGAAGTTCAAAAGCAACAAGCTTTAGCTCAAACTACAGTTCAAATAGAGCAAGCAAAGTCTCAAATGGAAATTGAACGTATGGAGCAAGAAGCTAATATAAAAAGAGGTTTGATGGCTGAAGAGTTTAGTTATCAAATGAAACTAGCTGAGATGCAAGCTCAAGTAACAGCAAAAAAAGAAGCTGAAATAGAGGACAGAAAAGACAAGAGACTACAAATGCAAGGCACTCAACAGAGTGAACTTATAGATCAAAGACAAAACGATCTATTGCCTAAAAACTTTGAATCATCAGGTAATGACAACTTAGATGGGTTTGGTTTAGAGCAATTTACCCCAAGATAGGGATTATTAATTTTTATTATATTATATTATGTCAGAAGAAGTGAAACAAGAAGGAGAATTTAAATTAAAACCTAAAGCTCCTAAAATTAAAGGTCAAGGTAATATCGTTGCAGATATAACTAAGATAGATTTAAGTAAACCGCAAAAAGAAGAAACAAATGCCATTCAAGAGCAAGAAACAGGAACAGTGGTTGATGATAAACAAGCCGGAGATATACCAAAAGTGGAAGAACAAGTACGGGAGCCCGGCGAGATTCCTAAAGTTGAAATCAAAAGCGAAGAGTTAGAGTCACCACTTCAAATAATAGAAGATGAAGACGATAACACTGAAGAGATCACAATGGTTGGAGGCACTGAAAGTCCCAACACCTCACAGGAACAAAAAGAAGTACTACCGCAAGCTCAAACACAAGAGTTACCAGAAAACGTAGATAAATTAGTTTCTTTTATGAAAGAAACAGGTGGTACAATAGATGACTATGCTAGATTAAATGCTGATTATAGCAACATAGATGGCGAGACTCTATTAAGAGAATACTACAAACAATCTAAACCTCACTTAGATTCAGAAGAAATTCAATTTGTAATTGAAGACTCTTTTAATTTTGATGAGGATTTAGATGAAGCAAGAGATATTCGAAAGAAAAAACTTGCATATAAAGAAGAGGTTGCAAAAGCTAAAAGCTATTTGGATTCAGTTAAGGATAAATATTACGCAGAGATCAAGTTGAGACCTGGGATTAATCCTGAGCAACAAAAAGCTACAGACTTTTTTAACCGATACAACGAAGAGCAAGAGCTCAATAAAGCTAACCAAGAAAGGTTCCGTAGCCAGACAGACGAACTTCTCAACAACGAATTCAAAGGTTTTGATTTTAAAGTTGGAGAAAAAAAGTTTAGATATGGTGTTAAAGATCCTGTCAAGGTTGCAGATAACCAAAAAGACATTTCTACATTCATTAAGACGTTCTTAAACGATAAAGGAGAGGTTGTTGATACAAAAGGCTATCATAAGGCTTTATACGCAGCACGCAACGCTGATACTATAGCACAACATTTTTATGAGCAAGGTAAAACCGATGCTATTAAAAACCAGTTGGCTAAGTCTAAAAACATAAGTACAGAGCCTAGAAAAACACAAGATGGCAGTGTATTTATTGATGGATTTAAAGTGAAGGCGGTTAGTGGTCTTGATTCTTCAAAGCTTAAGATTAAAACGAAAAAATTTAACAATTAAAAATTAAAAATTATGGGAACATTATCCCCTACTTTTGGGACGATTAAACCGTCGCAATCACAACAATTACTACAATCTAACTATCTTCAGTTTAACACTGGAACTGGTA